GGCAGGCGCACGAACTGGCGCATGTGGATGGACCACGTCGGCGGCTCGTGGAACCGGGTCGATCACCGCGTGGTGGAGGAGTGGATCGAGGGCCGGCAGCTCGGCGAGAACGCCACGTGCCGGGCGGTGTCGGATCTGTCGTCGTTCTACCGGTGGGCGCGCCGCAACGACCTGGCCCAGGCCGACCAGACCGACCTCGTCGAGCGGCCCCGGATCCCGCGGCGCCTGCCCCGCCCGGCCGACGAGGCTGGCATCGATCGCGCCCTAGCGCTCGGGCTCGAGGAGGACCGGCGGGCGGTGGCGCTCATGTACTACGCCGGGCTGCGCTGCTGTGAGGTCGCGCGCCTGCATTGGGGCCCCGATGTCGACCTCGTCGAGGGCTGGCTCACGGTGCTGGGCAAGGGCAACAAGACCCGGAAGGTGCCGATCTTCCCGGGCCTCGTGCCCTATCTCGGCGTCGGCGCCGGCGAGACCGGTCCCGTCTACCGCACGCGGCGGGGCAAGCCGGCCACCGCCGCCCGGGTGTCGTCGCTGGTGAACGAGCACCTGCGGGAGGTGGCGGGCTGCCCGTTCACGTGCCACCAGATCCGCCACCGGTTCGCCACGCACATGTTGGCGAAGACGAAGAATCTGCGCCTGGTGCAGGTGCTGATGGGCCACGCCAACGTGGCCACGACGGAGATCTACACGCTGATCGACCTCGACGGGTACGGCGGATTGCACGACCTGTGGTGACACACTGCCCGGGCATGGAACCGCACCTGCGACCCGTGCCCACCGATCTGGCGCCCTCTCCTCCGCCCCGGGCATACCTGCGTTGGGCACGGGTCCAGGCCCGGTACACGGCGGCCGCCGTCGTGGCCGCCGGGCTCACGGTGTGGCTGGCGGCGGCCGGCGCGTGGGCTCCGGCGCTGCTGGCCGGCGCGGTGATGGTCGGCCACCTGGTCGGTCGCCAGCGGGCCCAGCAGCAGCAGCGCCTGGCGGTGGGCGTGTGGCTCACGCTGGCCGAGCTCGACCGGTAGGAGATCCCCGGGTCCAGCGTGCGCCGGGGGTGTGACAGCGAGGGCCCGACCGATCGCCCCGGAAGGAAGCGATCCCCTTCCTCTGCAGAGCGACTGGGGTTGGCCCGTCTGTCCGGGTGGCGGAGCGGGTTCCCCAGGGGTGCGAGCCGGCCGGGCACCTCGAATGCTGGTGTCGGCGCGACCCTACCGCGGGCGACCGGCCCTAGACCGGGTTCCTACTGCTGGCGGACGGCGTGCTCGGCGACCTGGGCCTGCACGATCTTGGCGCCGGGGGGCAGGGGCGTCTGGACGACCCACTCGTCGGTGTAGGCGCCGTCGACGTCGAGGAGGGCCCTGCAGTGGACGCCGAGCGCGGCGACCATGAGGGACTGGCGGTCGGGGTCCCCGTCGACGGCCCGGCTGGCGAACACGACGTAGCCGCCGCCGTCGCCCGGCAGGGCCCTCATGGTGGGGGCGGCCGACAGGTAGCCCTCCTCGAACCAGGCGGCCCGCACGTAGGCGTGGAGAGCGCAGTCGCCGGCGACGAGGGCGACGGCCACTGCGGCGATCCACTGGCCGAACACGGCCTGGACGATGGCGCCGGCGGCCAGCAGCACGGCGGCGACGTAGAAGACCCGGTTGCGGCGGTCGTGGCGGAACCGGTCGCCGGGATGGCCGGGGCGTTCGCGGCGGCTCACGGGCGGGGCCGCCGGCCGGGGGACCGTCCACGGTCCACGGTGGACGCCTCGAGGCCGGCGCGGAGGAGCTGGTCGACGACCTCGCGGGTGGACTGGCCCGTGGCCCGGCGCAGCTGGTCGATCTGGTCGCGCAGGTCCTTCTCGACCCAGACGGTCCAGCGGACGTGGCGGTCTTCCCAGCGGGTCCCGTTGCCGTTGGCGGGCGGGGCGAGGCGCTGGGCGAGGATGTCGGCGACCTCGTCGCCCTTCATGCCTGGACCTCGGCCAGGTCGAGGTCGACGTCGAGGCCCGCGGCGAGGGCGGCGAAGGCCTCGGCGACCTCTCCGGTGGGCTCGAGGGCCTGGAACGGGACCCTGCGCTTCCACGCCTCCTGGAACCGGACCCGCTTGGGGACGGTGGCCAGCACCGGGAGGCCGAGCTCGGCGAACCCGGTGACGCTGTCACGTGAAACACGAGTGGCTTCGGTGCGGTTGACGACCAGGCCGGTGATGGCCACCTCGACGTCGAGGGCGTCGCGGAGGGACCGGATCTGGGAGACGAGCAGCTCGAGGCCGTGCTCGCTGGCGGGGTCGGCGCCGACGACGATCAGGACCTCCCTCGAGGCGATGAGGGCGTTGTCGGTGAGCAGTCCCAGGCTGGGCGGGCAGTCGATGAGGCACAGGTCGTAGTGGGCGGCGAGCCCGCTCGAGGCGAGCAGGCGGGCGAGCTTGAACTCGCGGCCTCGTTCGGCGGCGAGGCGGGGCTCGACGACGAACATGAGCGGGCAGGCCGGGAGGAGATCGACCCGGCCGATGCCGGCGGGCCGGCCGTTGGTGGTGGGGGGCAGCCAGACCTGCAGGTCGACGAGCTCGGCCAGGCCGACGCCGGGGGACTCGCCGAGCAGCACGGTGGCCAGGTTCGGTTTCTCGCCGGAGTAGAGGGCTTCGCGGCCGAGGGCGATGGTGGCGTGGCCCTGCGGGTCGGCGTCGATGACGAGTACGCGGGCGCCGGCGGCCGCCGCCGCGGCGGCGAGCGCGACCGTCACGGTGGTCTTGCCGACGCCGCCCTTCTGGTTGCACAGGCTCAGGGATCGCATGCCGGCGACCGTACACGGTCCACCGTGGACCCGCTTCAGGCTGGGCGTGCGGATCCCGGGCGGAGCATGGGGGGTTCCCCAGTGAACGCGCCCGGGTGAGGGTGGGGGAGATGGGTTCCGCGCTCACCGCCGCCGGCTCGACGAGGAAGTGGCGCAAGCTGCGCGCCTTCGTGCTCGTCCGCGACGGCGGGATCTGTCACATCTGCGGGCGCGCCGGCGCCACGACGGTCGATCACCTCATCCCCCGGGCGCACGGCGGGTCGGATGACCCGGCGAACCTGGCGGCGGCGCACAAGTCGTGCAACGAGGCGCGGGGGGCGCGGGTGGCCGAGCAGCCGGTCACGTCGCGGCGGTGGTGACCGTCAGGCGCGGGTGACGCGGATGAATGCAGGCATGGTCGTGCCGGCGCCGCCAGTCCCGGCGACGACGACGGCGCTGCCGGCGTTGCAGGCCGCCCGGGCCGCGTAGCTATGGCTGCCAGCGGCCACCGGTAGGCGCCGCTGGGCGTTCACCGGGACCGTTCCTTGCCCGGCGACGACGCTCATCGTCGCCGACGCGAGACCCAGCGAGACGTTGTCCTCGAAGAACCAGACGCTGAAAACGGAGCCGACCCCGGCCGGCAACGTCACCTGCGGAGCGAAGAACTCGAGCAGGATCGGTCCGCCGTCGAGGGTGATCGCCGGCGTGCTGGCGACCACCAGGGAACTCGCGTCCGTGCCGACCCCGATCGGCAGGGACGTGGTGCGTTCCCCGTAGCCGAGCTCGGTACCGGGGATCGGCGCCCAGACGGCGCCGGTCCAGAAATCGACGCGGCCCGGGGCGGCATCGAGCGTCGACAGTTGGTTGAGCCCCGGGGCGGGGAGCTGGGCGGTGCGGGTGCCGGCGTTGGGGAACCGGGCGACGGCCTGCGACTGCAGGTAGCTGTTGAGGTCGACGGCGAGGACCTCTTCGCCGACGGCCCACGTCTTGTAGCCGGCCATGGGGGCCTCCTGTCAGGTGTGGGTGAGGGCGAGGACGTTGCCGTCGTCGAGGCGGTCGAAGCGGTGGGGGCCGAGGTGCCAGGTGCGGTTGAGGATCTGGGCTTGGGTGAGCTGCCAGGTGAGCTCCCAGCGCTGGTGGGTGACGCGGTCCTCGACGCCGAGCACCCGGGCGGTGGTGTCGTAGGTGACGGTGGGGTCATCGGGTGGGGTCCAGAGGACCCGGGCCCGGTCGGTCATGTACTTGACGGAGAGCACCTCGAGCCACGAGGTGGGGTCGAGGGCGGGCACGAGTGTGGCGGTGTGCAGTTGGGTGATGGGCCAGGCCTGCAGGCCGACGACGTAGTTGGCCCATGCCGCGGCCTGGGGGTCGTCGGTGACGCCGAGGTCGGTGCGCTTGTAGCTGCGTTCGATGCCGCCGTAGCGGTCGATGCTGGCCTGGACCCGGGCGACCTGCTGGGTGCCGCCGACGCGGGTGGCGTAGACGGCGTTGCGGATCTTGAGGTCGAGGGGCCCGGCCTCGGCGGCCACGACGATGTCGTGGGGTGCCGGGGTGATGGGGGTGGGGGTGCAGCCGACGGCGATGACCGGCGGTGGGGAGGTGAGCCAGCGGGCCCGGTTGTAGAAGCGCAGCGTGCCGGTGGCGTCGAGGTACGTGTAGCCGATCTCGTCGTCGGTGGCCCGGCCGATGAGCTCCCACGCCGACTGGGCGAGGGTGGTGGCCTGCAGGGTCACGGTCGAGGCGTCGAGGACCCGGGCCCCGGGCCACCCGTAGTAGGTGCAGATGCGGGCGATGCGCTGGTCGACGGTGTCGCCGGCGCCGACGGCGGGCTGCTCGCCCCGGTCGAGGGCGACGAGGTCCTTCACCGCGTCGGAGGCGACGAGACGGCACCGACGCTCGCCGGGGTGGGGGGTCCAGGGCTCGAGCCAGCTGTCGGCGGTGCCGGTGAAGCGGGTGATCTGGTGGATGGCGCCGCCGGCGTCGAGGACCTCGACGAACACCACGACGGGCACACCCGGGACGAGGCGGCTCTGGCCCTGGTAGGTCCACGGGGACGCCGGGTTGAGGGGGTCATAGACCCGGTCGGGGTCGCGGAGCACGATCGTGGCGGTGGCGGCCTCGGCCCGGGGGAGCACGCCGTCGTTCTCGGTGGCGCCCAGGGCCACGGCGAGGTCGACGACGTCACACGTCACGTCGTACCAGAGCCGCTTGCCGGTCGAGGCCTGGGTGGCGGCCGCCGGCGGCACCGGGTTCGTGGCCCGGGACAGGACGTTGCCGGAGTCGAGGCGGTCGTTGGGGTGGGGACCGAGGGTGAAGGGCCAGCCGGCGGTGAGCGCGACCCAGACGTAGAGGCGGATGTTGGGGCCCCAGTGCGGGCTCGAGGCGCCGCCGGGGGTGCCGGGCCAGGTGGCCATGGTCAGCCGGCCCGGCGGACGGGCCCGTTGCGGGTCTCGTAGCGGCGGATGGCGTCGACGACGTCGCGCTGCAGCGCCGGGCTGTCGGCGGCGAGGCCGGTGTGCTGAAACGTCATGTAGAAGTTGTTCACCGCACCGCCGCCGCCGCCGGCGGCGGGTGCGGGCGCGGTCGAGGTGGCCGCTGGGACGATGTGCCCGGAGATCCCGGGGGTGGTGGAAACGCCGACCGGGAGAGGGGTCAGGATCGGGCCCGGGGCACCGGGGACGACGGACCTGGTGCCCGCCAGTGCCCTGTCCCTCGCCTCGTTCACTGAACCCTTGAACAGATTGATGAACTTGTTGAGCTCGATCTCTGCTGGGTTGGTGTCAGCGTGGATCGTTGCCGTGTACACACCGCTGGCCGAGATGAGCTTCTGCTGGGTGTCGGCCAGGTCCTTGTTGGCCTGGGCGTTGTTTAGGTTCACCTGGGTGTTGATGGCCGCGGGGGTGAGGCCGAGCCGGTTGACGTACAGCTCGGCGGCCTCGCGGGTGTAGCCGGTCTGGACCATCGTGTTGATGAGCGCCTCGCGGTTGGTGGCCAGTGACGCGGTGGCCAGGTCGATCGATCCGGTCTCCTGGTACTTGGCGTTCGCCAGGTCGATCGCCGCCTTCACGTTGCCCTGGATGGCGGCGTTGTTGTCGTTCACCGCCTTCGTCTGAGCGAGCGTGGAGGCCTGGCTCGCGTCGGTGAGGCCGTTGGCGATCGCCCGGTTCGCGTTGAGCGTGGTGAGCAACGAGAGGCTGTTCTGGCTGTAATGGGTCTCGGCCTGGGCGGCGCCCATGTGGGCGCCGGTGAGCGCGTCGAGCGACATCTTGTAGGCGTCGACCTTGTCCTTCGCCGTCGACGCGGCGTCGTTGTACTTCTCCTGCGCCTCGGACATGCCGAGCGTGGAGGTGGTCGCGAACTGGGTCTTCTGGTAAAGGGCCTCGACCCGGGCGACGGCGTCGTCGGACGTCAGTTCGATCTTCTTGGACGTGGCGATGGCCTGGAGCTGGGTGTTGATGTCGACGGCGGCGAGCTCGGCGTCGGACATGAGCTGCGCGTTCTGGTCCCAGTACACGGCGGCGGTGCGGTTGGATTCGTTCACGCCCGCCTGAGTGTCGGCATAGGCCTGGAGCGCGTTCGACGTCTCAGCCACCTTCAAGGCCCGCTCGCTCTCCTTCTGGTTGAGGGTCGTGACCTCGTTCTGTTGATCGCGCAGGCTGTTCTCGACGTCGTGGAACGGGATGAGCAGATCGGCAGCGGACGCGGCCAGGTCACCGAACCCGGAGCCCTGGTCGATCGTGCGGCGCAGGCCCCTGATATGGCCCTCGACGTCGGAGGTGGTTTGACGGATCGATTCGAGGGACGAGAGGTCGACCTGTTTCTGCATGGATTCCCAGAACTTCTCGGCGCTCGCGGACGAGGTGTCCATGGCGCTGACCAGGGCGTAGAGGGCACCGCCGATCAACAACGCCGGGCCGAGGGTCGCGAAGGCGTAGGAGAGGGCCTGGGTGGACGCGGCCAAGATCCCTTGTTGGGCGGCGACGGTGAGGAACGCCTGACCCATGTAGGTGACGGCATCAACCACGCCGGTGACGAAGCCGATCACCGGTTTGGCGACCAGCAGGGCCTGCGCGGCGACGACCGGGCCGTAGGCCAGGGCCAGGCCGGCGAGGCCGACGGTCGCCAGGAACTTGACGGCCTCGCTGTGGTCGGCGAGGAACTGGGTGGCCTTGCCGATGGCCGGGCCCATGTTGTCGCCGATCACGGTGGCCGCCGTCGACACGATCGGGATCAGCGCACCGCCGATCGCCTCCTGGAGGTTCCCGACCTGGACCTTGAGCTTGTCGAGCGGGGTGCCGGCCGCCTCGGCGGCACCGCCGAACTCGCGCTGGACCTCACCGAGGATGACCTTCTGGGCGCCGAGGACATCGCCGGCTTCGACCATCGCCGAGATCTGGGTGCGTTGCTGCTCGGTGAACGAGACGCCGGACCGGGTCAGGGCGGTGATGCCCTTGATCGGGTCGTTCAGGGCCTTGCCGAGCTGGATCGCCGAGGAGGACATGTCGGTACCGAGGGCGGTGGACATGTCGAGGGCGGCCTGGGTGGCCTGGTCGAAGACGTCGTTGCCTTCACCCGCGGCGTTCTGGACGTTCGTGAAGGTCAACAGCAGGTTGGCGCCGGACTGGATGGCTTCGTCGTCGGCGCCGCTCTTGTCGGAGATGGCGCCGGCGAGGGCGGAGACCTGGTCGGCGCTGGTCCACGCCGCGGCGCCGGTGGTGCGGATGACCCGTTCGGTCTCGCGGCCGATCCTCGCGGACTCCTCCGCGGCGTTGAAGGCCGCGACGCCCATGGCGACCACACCTGCGACGCTGACCCCGGCAGCGGCGACCATCGCCTTGCCCATGCCCGACATCTTGTCGCCGAGCGATTCGGCGCTGTCGGTGGTCTCGGCGAACGCCTTCTTGGCGGCGGCGGCGTTGGCCAGGATCTGGATGGAGAGGGTCGCGGTCACCCGTTCGGCTCCGCTCGTACGGCCCGGCCGGCGTCGACGAGGAACTGCTCGGCCGTCTCCAATGCCCGGGTGTCACGTCCCAGCCATGACCGCCACGGGGTACCGGTGAGGCAGGCCACGGCTACGGCTCGCTGGGCGACGGTCCCGGTTCGGTAGGGCCCTCGGTGGGCTGGTCCCTCCGGGTGACCTTCACGTAGGAGTCGAGCAGGTTGACCCACTCCTCATACGGCGGGGGGTCGACCTTGGTGCGTACGAGGGCGGCGTGGATCAGGCTGGTCTCGAGCGCCACCCGGTTGTTGGGGTAGCCGCGGGCGGCCACCGCCTCGACGGCGTCGATCAGGTCCTGGACGGTGGTGGTCACCTCGATGGGCGGCTCGTCGTCCCAGGCGACCGTGAACGTCTCGCGCAGGCTGGCCACTAGGTGCTCCCCTCGACCTGGGTGACGAGGCGTTCGATGTCCCGGGTGAAGCCGGCCAGCCACATGGGTTCGGTGGCCCGGGCGGCGTCGATGGCGAAGGGTTGGGCGGCGATGTGGCGCCGGGGCCAGCCCCAGTGGATGGGCCCGGCGTAGGGGACCCGGGCGGAGCCGAACCGGACGGTCGCCCGCCGGGCCGCCCGGCTCGCCCGGCCCGACCCGGCCAGCGCGCCGCTGCGGCGCGGGGCCCGGCTCGTCGCCGCGGCCAACACGATCGAGCCGGCCTTCTGGGTGGCGTCTTTCAGGTCGTCGAGGTCGGCCTCGGCCTGGCGCATGGCGCGGATGAACGCGGCGAGCCCCTCGACCCGTACGGCCTCGTGACCCGGATCGGCGGCCATCTACTGCCCGTAGCCGCCGGTCAGGTTCGCCTGCTCGTCGCGCCCGCCCTCGGCGAGCGAGATGGCGTGCTCGGCCCGGTCCTCGTCCTCCGTGGACGGCGGAGCCTCAGGCGTGGACGGTGGACCGTCCACGGTCTCCGCTTCGGCCTCCTCGGCCGTGGGCCGCTCGGCAGCGGGCTCCTCGGCAGCGGGCTCCTCAGCCGTGGAGGCCTCGGCGGTGGCGCCGGCGACGGTGGGCCAGGTGAAGACGGGGTCGTCCTGGCAGGGCCACTCGAAGTCGGTGGTCAGCCGGGTGTTGACGTCGCCGCCGATCTCGACGGCCCGGACCTGCACGGTGCCGGTGACCTCGAACGTGCCGGCGTTGGGCTGCCAGGAGTACTCGACGACATCGAGGTTGTTCTCGACGGAGTACTGCACGAACCCGTCGGGGGAGTCGAAGTCCTGGATCGAGGTGCCGGCGAGGGCCCATGAGGTCTTGACGTCGGGGGCGAGCTTGTCGCCGCACAGGGTTTCGACCTCGTCGCCGGTCTCGTCGTGCGAGGGCGTCACCCGGACGTTGGTGGCCTGGCAGGCGAACTCGGTGCCGCCTACCCCGGCGGCCCCGCCGAGGGTGAGCTTGCCGGTCTTGAGTCTGGATTCGTTGACGGCCACGGCGGGCCTCCTTCAAGCGATGGCTTCGCTCCAAGCGAGCAGGTAGGCCGGGTAGTCGGTGCCGGCGAGGTTGAACGAGACGAGCTGGGCGGACTCGAGGGGCAGGACCGCCTCGGCGGCGGCCACGAGGTCGTCGAGGACCGCCCATGAGTTGCGGTCCGGGCCCGACGGGGCCGGTGCCATGGCGGCGAGCTCCCAGCGGGCGGTGAACCCGCAGCCGAGGTCGAAGGTCCGCCCCGGCGGGGGCACGAGGATGCAGGGCGGGACCGCCGCCGAGGGGTCCGTGGTGGCGCGGACCGCCTGGGCGGTGAGGCCGGTGACGATCTCGGCGGCCCGTTCGATGGTGGAGGTCATGCCAGCACCGGGGAAGACCAGGGCGAGATGAGCCGGCGGATGTCGGGGTCGCGGCCGGGGATGAGCGCCTGGCCCATGTCGTCGGTGCCAACCACGCCGGTGGGGCTGTTGGCCCGGGCGACGAGCCGGTTGGTCCACAACAGGACGGCCTCGGCCACCTCGGGCGGGCAGACGTCGCCGGCGTCGGCCGGGATCCGGCTGGCCCGGGCCCGCACCGCGGCGGTCGCCGCGTCGAGCGACTCGACGATACGGGCGTCGTCGAGGTCGTCCTTGATGCGGGCCCAGGCCTTGTACCGGTCGAGGTCAGGCCAGGTGCTCGCCGGGTTCGGGGGCCAGTCGCTCACCGGTCAGCTCTTGCCGCTCGGCGCCTTCGGCTTCGGCTCGGGCTCGGGGCTGGGCTCGTCGTCCTCGGCGGGGGCCTTCGGGGTGGTGACGCGGCCGCTGGAGCGGCCGACCACGCCGGCGGGTGGGGTGAGCTTGACGAGGGCGGTGGGGGCCACGATGCAGTCGGCCATGTAGCCGTAGAAGGCGATGGCGACACCGAGCAGCGAGGGCTCCACGGCCTGGACCTGGCCACCGACGGTCTCGTAGAACTCGACCGCGGCGTTGTCGCCGATGATGGCGGTGCCGGCGGCGAAGTGGCCGTCGACGGCGAGACGTAGCCCGGCGACGGAGCCCTGGAACATGTCGGTGGCTCCGATGTTGCCCATGGCGTTGCCGGGGGCGACGGTGGGGAACAGCGGCCGCCCGGCGGTGTCGACGAGGGCGCCGAGCTTGGCCCACACGTCGACGGACACCCAGATGGTGTTGGCCATGCGGTTGTCAGGCCCGGCGACCATGGCGGCGGCCTCGTAGATGGCGGTCAGCCAGCCCGCCGCGTCGTTGCTGTCGACGGGGACGGTCTGGGTGACGCCAGCGACGAGGTCGTCGGTGAACTGGTCGTCGGTGTCCTGCGCGTACATGGCCGCGAGATCGGCGACGAGGATGTCGAGGATCGCCGGGTCGGTCCAGTCGCGGTCCTGGAACGACAGGTTGATCCACCCGCCGCGGGTCATCTTGGTGACGGTCTTGGGGTCGACCTTCAGGGCCTGGGTCGGCAGGGCCGTCTTCTCGGCGGCCTGGTTGCCGACGTTGGTGTGCTGGGAGACGAACGGCCGTTGGAACGTCTTGCCGCCGGCGGGCAGCGGCCGGATCGTGGCCGCCTCGATCGCCGGGCGCCGCGAGGAGATGGACGTCCAGACGGGTCCCAGGATCGGGACGGGTAGTACGCCGGGGGTGTCGGCGGTGGTCATGTTGGCCCGGTAGGACTCGAACCGGGCCCGGGCCTGCTCGTCGCGCCCGCCGGGGAAGTGCTGCGAGGAGGCGATGTAGTCGTAGAGGTACTCGCCGGCCGAGCGGTACACCTCGACCTGGCGGCTTCCACCGGGCGCGGCGGGGCCGTCATGGGCGACGGTGGGGCCGATGCCGGCCATGAGCTCCTGGTAGGAGCCCTGGGCCCGGGCGAGCTCGGCCTCGGTGGCGAGCTCGGCGTCGAGGTGGGTGAGGGCCTCGCGGCGGGTGTCGACGGCGGACTGCTCGGCGTCGGTGAGGTCGCGGTCCTCGCCGGCGGCGCGCTCGCACATCTCGGTGAGCTCGCCGAAGGTGGACTCGCGCTGGTGCTTGAGCCAGTCGAGGCGTCGGGTGGAGGTAGCGGACTGGGGCATGGCGGCATCTCCCGCGGCGGGGGTCGACGAGGTTCGTCGTCCAGCTGGGGGAGGCCACCCGGCAGCGGGTGGGGGAGGCCCGGCGAGGCCCAGGCCGGGGGAGGTCCCGCTCTAGTGCGGGGGGAGGCCGGCGGGCGGACTGTCCTGGCTGAGGGTAGCGAGCCATCCCGCCAGGGCGTCCCGCCGCGGCGCGCCGGGACCGTCCACGGTGGACGGTGGACGGTCGTCGTCGTCGAGGTGGAGGTCGTCGAGGGCGGCCCGGAGGGCCTCGATGCGGGCGCTGTTGTAGGCGCCGGCGGGGACGAGGGCCACGTGGCTGATGGCCCGCACCTGCCGTCGGTGCAGGACCGGGGCGGCGAGGTCCTGGTGGTACTCGGATTCGGAGAGGCCCGGCACGAACGCGATCGACATGGCCGGGGTCTGGCCGTCGCGGATCTTGTAGGCGGCGGACCGCCCGTCCTCGGTGTCGTCGAGGCGCAGCACGACGCGGAGGCCCTCGTGATCGTCGTGCCATTCCTGGCCCCGCCCGACCCAGGCGCCCATCCCGACCCGTTCGGGGTGCTCGAGCTGGACCTTCATGCGACGGGCCGGCCACCGGGACACGACCGGGGCGAACGCGCCCCGGTCGAAGGTCTCGTGGTAGGGCCCTGCACCGTCGTCGGCCAGGGCAATCTCGCCGTACGGGGCGGCGAGGCCGACGACGGTGCGACCGTCATTCTCCAGGTCCACGGGAGCGAACGAGCGGTAGAGCAGGGGGGGAGTGGGCATCAGGCCTCCAGTTCCCGCAGGGTGACGGGCATGGCGTCGATGAAGTCGAGGCCGGTGAGGCCGACGGCGAGTGCCGCCGATCGGGGGTCGGCCCCGGACCGGACCAGCAGGCCGAACGCCTCGGCCTTCTTCCGAAGCTCGTCGCCTTCGCTGACCGACTCGCTGAGCTCTCCCAGCGGGGCCAGGTCGATGAGGGCTCGGCCCTCGTCGCGGGTCATGAGCTGGGCGTCGTAGCCCTTCACGGCGATCGACATGCGTTCGGCGAAGTCCGGCCGCAGCACCGCCGCGGTCTGGAACCGGGTCTCGATGTCGTGGGGCAGGCAGAACGCCGTGAACTGCTGTTCGGCCGGTTCGAGGTAGCCCATGACCGTCGTCGACAGGAACTGTTGGAGGACGTCGACGATGTTGCGGTAGGTGAGCGAGGGAGCGTCGAGGCCGAGGAGGGCGCCGGGGATCCCGCACGCCATGGCCAGCTTCACGTCGTTGGCCTTGCGGGTGTCGGCCAGCTGGGCCTTCTCGGCGTCGCTGTCCATCTCGTTGACCTTCACCCCGGCGGGGGTGACGAGGGCCTTGCGGAGCCGGGCGTTGATGTCGTACTTGGCCTTGAGCTCGTCGGCCTGGCCCTGGGTGAGGTCCGGGTCGGGGTGCTCGATGTGGGCGGGGGGGACGGCGCCGCCTTCGTAGTAGCGGGTGGCCCACCGTTCGGCGGCCACCGCGGCGGTAATGAGGTCGCGGTGGGTGTCGAGCAGGCCCCGGCCGACGAGCTCGCCCGGCTCGGCGTTGCGCATCACATGGAACACGTCGCGGGCGGGGTAGCGGGTGGCGGCGATCGTGTACCAGATCGACCCGTCGGGCATCTGCTCGACGGACCACTGGCCGTTCGGGACCGGGTACATGACCTCGGGCCAGCCGTCCGGGCCGTTGTTGCCCAACACGGCCACGTAGTTGCCCCGCAGCGCCGAGCTCCGCAGGTACTCGCGGACCCAGTCGGCGAGGGTGCGGTTCGGGCCCGGAGCCGGGTTGCGCAGGATCGGCGGCGTCTGCTCGAGGCGCACGCCGTCGCTGCCGTAGGCATCAAGCGGCATCTGCACGACCAGCGCCGTGGAGATCTCCAGGAACGCCGAGATGACGGGCAGGCCCAGGGCCTGCTCGTCGGTGACCCACAGGTCGCTGGTGTCATAGCCCGGCCAGGTCGAGAACTGGGCGTTCTGCCAACCGGCGATGGCCTGCATCTGGCCAGGGGCCTGGGCGGCCACCGCGGTGGTCGCGGGGCGGGCAGCGCGGAACAGCTCAGCCAGCATGGGTGGCCTCTCGTGCGAGATGGCCCCGCTCTGCGGCGACACCGACCGTCAGGATCCCGAGGCCTGCGACGCCGAGACCCCAGGCGAAACCGAGCCCGAGGCCCACGGCGACGGCCAGCATGACCAGACCCGCCAATTGGGCGAGCACGTGCCCCGACGGCCTGGACACCAGCGCCATGGGGCTCAGTATGCCGGTACGGTCAATCGGTGGACGCTGCACTGCCAACGGTGGGAACGCTCGACATCGGGCTCTTGCGCCAGGCCGCCGACGAGGTCACCACCGTGGCCCGCCATCCCGCCCTCGGCGACCGGACCACGCGGGTCCTGTGCCAGATCGCCGGCCACCTCGCCGAGCTCGCCGACCTCCTCGAAGCGGAGGCCGCCCAGTGAACGAGGATGCGACTCAGTCGGGCGATCCGTATCGGGTCGACCCCACCGGTCACCGCGGAGACGACATCGGGATCCTCGAGCGCTCCTTCGAGCTGCCTCGTGACCGCCGCGATGACGATCCACGCGGCCCGCGCCCCCTCGACCGGGAGGGGCCCGAGCGGTGACGCGGTGGGAGTACTTCCCGATGTCGGCCGGCCCGTGCGCGCCCGCGGCCGATGTGCAGGGCGGTTGGCAGATCACCAGCTACTTCGGGGGCCGCGTCGACCCGATCACCGGTCAGCCCGGCAGCCACGGCGGCCAGGACCTCGCCTACTACGGCTGCGGCGGCGCCGAGCTCTACGCCCCCTCGGCCGGCACGCTCTCGCAGGGCTGGGATCCCAGCGGCGGCGGGAACTGGTCGGGCGTCACCCTCGACGACGGCTCCTACATCGGCCTCGGCCACGCCGCCTCCTTCGCCCCCGGCAACCCGTACCGCCGCGTCGCCGCCGGCGAGCTCATCGCCTACTGCGACTCGACCGGGGGCAGCACCGGTGACCACG